AAATGCTCGTTTGGTTAAACTATAATCCTGCGTTCCTTTAGGCATACAGTTATTTATGTGGGTTTTTGGTTAAGAAAAGTGTTTACAGGCTTTTGTAACGATTGATTAATGCGTTAAGAATCTCTTTCTTATCACCAGCAACTGGGTCGTAACCTGTTGCTTTTGGTTTGAGACTTATAACTTTCATTTTCATTTTTGATTCTTCGTCATCGCCGTGTTGATCGCAGTCTGAACATTCGCACTCATCACCAGGCTTTCCACAACCATCACAAACATCTGCGTACTCGCCTTGTTTTGGTTCTTCATCGTGATCATGTTCTTCTTCTGAATCTTTGCCTTTAGGTAATGTGATACCTGCAAGTTTTAAAATGTCGTGTAGTTCGTCCATGCTGTCAGCATTAGCACTAACAGTAACAGTATTATCGCCTTGCTTCTTAGTCTTGCTATAAGTTACTGTTTCTTTGTCATCTTGGTCGTCTGCACCTTGCATTCCATAAGGTGATGAAGTATAAAATGACTCCATCAGTGACATATATTTTCTAATTTCTTCTGACATTATTGTACCACTGGTCCTTGATTAATGTGATATTCGTTACCTTGTACACTTGGATCGTGTGCTAAACCTACTGCGTCTGCTAAAGGTTTTAGGTCGTCTCCCATCATCATGCTTTTGCTTGGATAGTTACGGAAATAGTCTGCACCTTTTTCGTTTTTAACTTTTTGTAATTCATCTAAAAACTTAGAATTGAACTCTTCGCCGTACATGCCTAATTCTGCAAAATCTAAATCTTTGTTTTCAATTTCGTAATGTGCTTGTTCTTCATTAGTTAATTCGGCATTTTCCATGTCTGCATATCTATCCTTGTCATTTTCGATTCTGTTTTTAGTAACTTCATCTTCTAATGTTCTTGGACTTTCTACTGGTTGAATAACAACATGCTCTGACATCATTTGCATATTTACTGCTACCCAAACTTCTAATAATCTTTCATTAATTGGATATTGTAATACAACGTCTACACTTGTTACTTCTGTTGGTCCTTTAAGTTTTTTGTTTTTAAAATCTAAAGGTTCTTCTTGAATAGGAGTTCTTTTAGCACTACTAACACTTTGTACACCGTATTTACCTAGAATATTTTCCAACTGCTTTATACCTTCGTTAGATATATCTCCAGCGAATTTAATTCTATAGTTAAAAGTTTTTTCAAAACTTTCTGTTATAAATTGTTTAAAAGGTGTTTTCATAATCTCTCCTATGTAGTTATTTATCTTTTTTGTTTAAAATTTGAAGGATGTGGTTTCTGTCCATAACTCCTCCTTCGCTTTTAGATTCCGAACCTTCTGTTTGATCTAGTCTCATTTTGCGTATTTGTAAGTCAATCATTTTTAATTTTTTGTCAACTTTAGCATTTTTGCTGTCCATTGCTATTTGTAACATCTTACTTGCTGTTTCAAAAACTCTACCGGCATGAGCATCTTGCACATTCATACCTAAGTTCATAAGTTCGTCATAACTGTCTAGTGCCTTTTGTGCAATGTCTTCCATTTCATTGTCATGTGCTGTTAAATCTTTAACCTTAGGTAGTGCCGAATCTATTTTTTCAGCATTTGTAAGTGCCTCTTTAACTTCTACTTCTGTGATTTCTTTGCTTTGTTCTTTTGTATCAGCAGGTAACACGTCTTCTATAGGCGGTAAATTAAATTCTTCTTCCAGTTTGCGTGTCATAGTTGTATTTAGTTCTTTCTCTTCTTGGTGTTCATGTATATGTGATTCTCATTCAACACTCTAAAACGTACACCTTTGCGTTGACACCATTCATTTGCGGCTGTCCATTTTGCTAAATTAATAGCAACTTGTATTTTTTCTGCACTACTTCTTGCACTTTCCATTGTACTTTGACTGCCAGGTTTGATCTCAATTACTTCCATATGATTCTTGCCATTTTTATCAGTGTAAATTACTGTGAAGTCAGGCACATAAACTGTGTGCTTACCTGTCACAGGGTGTCTATATGGTATTTTGATATTTTCACTTGCCCATTGTGTAATGTTTGGATGGCTATCACACATGTTCATAAATGCTAATTCCCAACTGCTACGATAGTAAGGAGATTTTGCACCTGCATACTTATTTGGGTTTTGTGGTTCGAATGTGCCTTTGGCGTATTTTGCCATGTTACGCCCCTATAAGTAGGCGAACGTATTTGTCTGATGTAGTATTTACAGAATTTTGAAATCTTACTGAATTTGGTAAAGTATTATTGATAAGATTTAGTACATCATTGCTTATTGATATCTTGTTATCTTCTTTTGTATAAAGTGATAGTACATCAACTTCTGTGCTATCTGCGATTTCTTTTAATGTGATTGTATAAAAGTTTGCTAATTTGTCTGTCAAACCAGCACTTTTAAAATCTGCAAATACCTGTTCGATTTTATATCCGTCTAGGCCGTTTTTAACTGTGTTTGCCTGTGTTGTTAATTGTTTTATTTGCAGTACTTCAGGATTAATATTTAATTCTTCACCTGTTTTAGATATAATTTTGTAGGAGTTATTAGACTTATTTGTATCAAAATCTACTCCAAAATTTTTGTATATATTACTCATTAGTTTATATTAAACTTGTTAAGATTTTTATTGTTTTTCTTTAATAAGCCATCTGTGAGTTCATTTGCTTTTTTTCTTACAGCATTACGCACTAAATTACCAAAGAATCCAATTTCCTCTGGATCGGCCCCTGCTGTTTTAATTGATTCTAAACTGCCGCCATAGTCTTGTCTTTTTGCTGTATTTACAGCACTCAAATCTTTGGCTCTATTGCCGGCACGTTGAGATAACCCAAATAACCCTTTTACAATTCCTCTAAGTCTATCCCCTCCTGGATTAAATGGCGTTGACTTAGTATAATCCTCTATAGCCTCTTGTAAGAATGTACTTTCTTCGTCATAATCAAAATTTATAACAGGAGAATAGTGTAACTTTTCGTATTCGAATGAAAAGGTTATTTCTTGTGAACTTCCTGAGCCTGCATAATCTAGAGGCGTAAACGATACGTCACCAATCATTGGATTGACTGCTGTTGTACGTTGTACTGTTTGGCCGTGCATTTGATATACATGAATATTATTAAAAAATTGTGAATTTTTTGCATCATGCATGTCTATGCCATCAAATTGACTCATGTGGTCGCCTTCGTGTCTTATTAATTTACTATTATGTACGACACTATTCCAGTCTTGTATTTGACCACTTGCAATACCTGGTGTTGTTTGAGTATGTCTACCGTCGGTAAAATGATAGTTATAATATACTTGCCATAGTTCTTGCCATGTGCTTGATACATCATCATGTACCGTTACATTAAACGGCTTGAACTCTTTTGTTAGAATTACTGGAACATTTTTATTATATTTTGGTCTTTTTTCAATAGTCACAGCCATAGTTGGCATGTCTATTGTTTTAACCATTTGTGCTAAATCAAAAGGCCCAGTCGTGTTTAAAAACAATGCCTGCAATGTGGGGTTTAGTTCAAAATGAACTATATATTGAAACGGCAAGCGAGGGGGGTTACCGGAACTAAAACTACCAAGTTTACTACTTGCGTGTCTAGGTCCGGCTACATAAATCCCGTTTTTAACTTGTCCGCCGATTAACTCTTTCCAGAATTTTGCCATCGGTTCTCCCTATAGAATAGGCCTAAATTATACTCCAGTGCCTGGTGTTGCTGGTAGTGGTGATACTAATGGGAATGGATCACCTGCGGCAACTTTACCACCGAGTGTATTAGGTCCAGCCACATGTACCGCGTTATCGTATCTGACGGTCAAGTCTAATTGAACAATTTCGCTGGCATCATATGAATGATCACTATAGTTAACCTGTTGTAGCATACATCCTTCTAGTTCCCATTGCTCTGTTGGCTCAGCATTTGTACCATCTAAGACTTGGATAAGCATATCAAACTTGTAGTCTCCACCACTAACTGCGGTAGTTTGTTCGAAATGGTTAAATTGTCTTTGGATTTGCTGACCGACTAAAGCGGAAACTTGGTTAGTAATATCATCCCTTAAACTGAGATTAATCGCTTCCCATTGATGTTTACCTGATATATATGCACGAGAGTTATAACTGTGAACTTCAACTTCGTCAACATTAAATGTTGGTCTAGTTACACTCACGATGTTACTTGTGAACTCATCGGTTCTACCACCTGCTCCAAATCCAGTTACGAGTACACGGAATCTGTATTTGAGTTTAGGTTGTAAGATACCTAATCGAGCACCTTCAATAGGTACACCAAATTTATCTTTTGTTACTGCCATCTTTCGATCTCCTAATCACATGTTATACATGCTATTGCATTTATTTATCTCTTTTCGGCCAAAAATAAAGGGTGGAAAAATCCACCCTTTATAATTTTTAGAATAATCTTATTCTGAGCCTGTTTGACCAAGTGTTGACTGAATTCTAATCGGAATGTATATAAATTCAACTGCTTTAGTTGGCTGAATTGCTATATCCAAGTATAATTCGTTTTTATCAATCCTTGCAGGTGTGTTATTTGTGGTATCACAAACACTAATGAAGTCAAATAAACCTCTTAGTGTAACTAGTTCTGATAATAATTGATCAGCAACTCGTTTTACACCGGATCTTGTTATTCCATCGTTTGGTTCAAATAAGAAAGGCTTAACTGCGATATCTAATTGATATCTAATATAGTTTACAAGCCTTGCTACGTTGATTCTATCTAATGCACTTGCAGTTGGGTTAAGAGTTTTCTGCCCAAATACAACTAAGCCTCTTCCTGGGAAGTTTGCTATTGGATTAACTTTATTTGCATAAAGTGTATCTCTTTGTCCATTGTTAAGTGAAACTGGAACAAACTCGCCTGCTGTTCCGTCTACATAACCGACACTAGTTGCGTTTTGTACGATACCTCTTTGATACCCTGCTGGTGCAAACCATTGATATGCCACATTGTCATTGAATGCAAATGTTCTTAATGCAATATGTGAAGCCGGTACAGCCACACTAGCACCATCTAAGTTTGTTGTTAAACCTGATGGATAGTGTACTGAAACGTATGGATTACTTGTAATAAGTCCATCTTCACCGTTTTCACTTGCGTTATTGGCATTGGTTGCCCAATTTTTCATGCTTGTTGCATCTGATTTCAATCTCATTGGACTATCAGCAACAATAAATGCGACTTCTTTCTTATCTGTATTAAGAGTAACCATCTCATCTATTAATTCTGGATATCCAGGAGAGGAAATCAAGTTATAGAAATTAACTTCACTTCTTATTTCGCTATTGTTTGCTATTGCGGCCTGCAATGATTGTACAATAACTTTTCTCTGTGCTTTTCTACCCATGTAAGGTGAACCGTCTGCTTTATTGCCTGACTCACTTACCCATACATTAGTTAATGTTCCACCGCTGTATGCATATGATGTGTAGTATTTCTTAACGTTTTTACCACTGGCTCTAAAGTTCCATGCTAAAATACCAAATGGTACTGTTGCTGGTGCTATTGCGTCTGCGTCAACAGATGCTGAACCATATGATGCTAAATCTAAGAACTGAATACCGTCTGCAGACACTTGGTCTGTGTTATCAACTAGTATCCATACACTTGATTTTCTTTTGTAAATTTTTGGATAGTTTTCCAAATCATCTGAATCAACCCAAAGGTCGCCGTCCACTAAAGAACCGCCATCGCTTTGTGTTGTAGGCTCACTCGCCGCTACGTTTACATCGTAGTCTGCTGAGTATTTTGTCCATGTTGCAGTTCCGCCAACATTTTTGTTGTACCAAATGTCAACTGCTGAACTACTGTCATACCAAAGTTTACCTGTTATTAAGTCACCTACTGGTGCAGTAGTACCAAATTCATAGTTTTTACTATCAATTGTTGCAACTGTTCCAGTTACGTCTGCAACTTTAAAGTTACTGTAATTACCAGTAGCAATGTTTAAGTTTGTGAACACGTTAAATGCTACACCACCTACATTACCATTGAAAACATCAATGTCTTTACCGTCACTTGCTACTAATGTAATTTTTCCTGATACATTTGATGCTACAACATTTGTAGCACTTCCTGATGCTAATGCATCATTTATATCTTGAACCATGTCGTCAACACTTACATTACCGTCGCCACTTGTATCAGTATTAAATTTAACATCAATGTTTGATGCACTATTATTAATTTTCAATCTGATGCCGTAATCTGACCCACCAGTTTGTTGTGATATTGCTGTGTCGCTTAGTGCGGCTGAACTTTGTACTTGTAAACTGCTTTGACCATTATGTCTTCTTAAAGCAAATCTACCATGTACATCTGAATCAAGTTTATTACCTGAATCGTACTCTACAAAGAAAGTACCTGCATTTGGTGTAGCACCAATACTTGTACTTGCATAAGCACTTGCTGAATTGGCATAACCTTCTGCTGTTGTACTGACCCATGAAGCAGTAGATGTGTTATAAACTTTAAGTCCATATTTTAATCCACTTGCGGCTGATGTTGTTTGTACAATTAAATCACCACTTTGAAGAGCACTACTATCTTTTCGTGCAGTTGGTCTGTTTAAATGTGTAACAAACTGACAGTCTTTACCAGTGTTTGATTGGAATGTACTTGCATCTGTGAACTCATGCCATACAGATGATGCTTTGTAGAAATATACTACTTCTGCTGTTGCTTTACCGTTTTGATCTATACCTAAGATTCCAATGTCTCCAGTTTTACCTACTGATGGTTTTGGTACGCCACCGGCAGTAATTTCATCTTTTGAAAAAATCTTAGGGTCTGTTTTTTCTACATACTTGGAAATAGTTCCAGATGTGTCATATGTAAAGATACCCCACTTAGTAGCACTTGAGTCTACCCATATTGTTGCATTTGCCGGGGATTCCGACGGTGCACTTGACAATGGTTTTAATTCATCTAAGTCTACATCTGCTCTAAGAACGTATGCTCTTGAAGCCAGACCTAGAAAACTGTGTGCGGCTAATAAACCGTACTCGTTTAATTCGTAACCATGTTGTGGAGTTCCTCCTGTGCTGTAGAATTGTGGATTTCCGTATTGCTGTAACAATTCTCTTTGACTTGTGATTAAGTAAAGTTGATTATCCGTTGCAGTTTTGGAATAAGGTGCTAGACCTGATCCGTCTGGGTTGGATTTGTTCTTTGCTGTTGCGATCACAATCAAAGGTACTGTTCCAGGACCTCCGGGCGAATAAAACGATTCGTCCGATACTGAAATGTCTACACCAGGTGATACTAATGTTGCCATATTTTTCCCCTATAATACCTTGTTTGGTTACATGTATTTATTAAAAAATGCAATAATCGTGGTATTATAAAAATGACTATTCAGTAATTTTTAGGAAAAATGATAAATAAGACCTTAAATTATCTCTATGGTATTTTCAGTGAATATTTCTGGTTTTGTTGGAAGTTTTTCTAATATTTGATCTATTTGTTCAAAAAGTTCTTCTTTTGTGCTATTATTTTTTACAGTAAAGTCAATGTGACAGCCGATCCAATCCCATTCACTGGCGTGAATCTGTTTGAAATCTCTATTCATTATATGCCTTGCTACTGCATCGCCTTGATTGGCCTTTAGAGCAATGTCATACCATTCTGGTTTTTCTTCTCTTTCAACAAGAATAATTGTGCCATTCATAGCCTGTATAATTTTTACTTCGTTTTGAAATCTACAATCACTGATAACAACACACTCGTTTTGATGATGTAGTTTTTTAACTCTGTATTCTAAACTGCTGATCCAGATGTTTTCATTGAAATGATTACGCATTACATCTGTGCCTATTAATTGTAATGCTAATCTAGGTGTAAAATTAGATATGCTTAATTTTTTGCTCCAAAACATATCAACAGTTTCTCTAAACTGTCTGCTTTCGTCTGTTTCACCTTCTAGTAAATCTCTATCCCAGCCAAATACATTTGCACATAAGTCTTTTAGTGGGCCTGCGAATGAAGTTGGAATGCAACCTTTAGTTGCCAAGTATTGTGCTACGGTGTTTTTACCTGATCCTATATTACCTAATAATCCTATTGTGTTCATTTATCCTATAACAAAGCCGTAATTTTTATTTCCTTCTTCCATATTAATTATTGACGTTAGTAATCTTTCTTTCTCAGTCATGGCCTCTTGCTTTAAAGCCTCGCCATTTAATTGCACTGAACCTTGTGGCCCTGGTAAGCCTGAAGTATATTTACTTCTTGCTTCACCGAGCATCATTTTTGCTTCTGCTAATGCCCAATCTGCCATCCAAGGTCTAGAATACTCATTCTCTAATAAATTTTGTTCTGGTACTAAATTAGAAATCTGTATCATTATGTCTTCTGTTATAGATATCTTACGCAATAGTTTTAACACTTTGGTATTTGTATTGAATGTAAAGTCATAATCTCCACCAAATATTCTGTTAAGTGTTTCTTTATATTGGGTAAATGCATCATAGTTGGCTAGACCGCCAACAACACCTGCATTAATTAGATATGTGTTTTGAAATGCTACATCAAACGGATCAAAGTTTGTGCCTGTTCCTATATTACCACCACCAACACCTCTACGATATACTTTTCTGATATTTAATACTTCACCTGGAAGTGTGTATTCTTGTACATCTGGTTGTGTTTGCAAAAAAGCATAACTTTCTTCAACAGCGGAATCACTTCTACTTCTTAAAGTCTGTATTGCTCTGTCTATTGCTAGATTGTAGTGTTCTGGATCTAATTCCACATCGATCATTCCGTCACCTAATCGTAACTTGATCTCTGTAATTAGTCTATCTCTAGGGGTTTCTGTTGCACTCATACAACTATTTATCAAAAAGTTCTTAGTATGATTGTGTGCTCATTAAATCTACCGTTCATTTTAGTAGGGGTTGTAGTAAGTTCTTCAAATGATTTTTTGCATTTCATTTTGCCTGCATCAAATCCTTTAATCATTTCTGCTGGTTTTCTCAAAGTTTTTTGTATGCTGGTATCTTCGTCATAGTCTTGTAATGTTGTTCCTTTTACCATAATGCCTGTACCAGGTCTTTGCATGTTCTTAGGGTCAATGTTTTTTGCACGATATACACCTATTTTTCTAGTTTTAGTGTTGTATATCCAAACTTCATTTGCGTACACAATGTCTGTTGGGTGCAAACTTGCTAGTCCTAGTTCAGGAAAGTTTACTGCATACTTTAATTTCTTCACGATAGCCTCTTTAGACCGTGCCTTAGGCTTACGAGCCTTGCGTGTAGTGGCTTTTGTTGCTATGATAGTATCACAAGCAGTATTAATCGTTTCGTAGTACTGTACGAAGGCTTTACGCATTTTAGCATCGAAGTGGCTGTATGCTTCTTTTAGTTCTTCGTCCTTCCATTCTAATACTTCTAGTGCTTCGGCATGTTGAGCCGCAAATTCTTCTTTTATAATTTTAGCATGTGGACCTTTAATTTCAGTTTGATATGACATCATCATTTTATAAGGATCAAAATCTTTAATTGTTTTAGAACCGTCAACCATCTCGTCTAAGAAGCCTTCGATATTACCGCATAAATCACTTACTTGTTCTTTCATTCGTTCTTGAATGCTGATTACAGGCTTTGCTAATTTTTGCTCAATTTTTTCAACCTTTTCTTCTAAAGCCTTTTTGCCACGTGGTAACCACTCTTCGTTTTTACGTTTTTCGTAGTGTTCTCTTAAATGGTCTGGCATATAACCTAATTTGTGCCAAACAAAAATTGTGCTAATGCATGAACTAAATGTCCAATCTGGATTTGCTAAAATAATCTTTACTTCTTCTGGCGTCCATCCTGTGTGGTTTTTAAGCCAATCTTTTACAATAGGCAGTCCTTTAGTTTTACTAACCTCTGTCCTGGCAAAATATTCGCAACTGCGAAATGCTTTTACCTGTTCTTCTTTATCCGTTACAAGTTTAAGAGTCTTCCAATCAGGCTCTGTTGTAACATATATAGATCTCTGTGTTTTCTTTCTAGCCATACCAATAATTACTCAATTTTAAAACTATATATAATATTTTTGGCAAAAAGGGTGTCAAATAAAGATTTATTATAAAATAATATCGTCTTTTGTCATTTCAATGTATCTTACTTGAGGATCTCTTTTACGTGGTTTACCCAAAGACCAAAACTTCTCATACATAAAACCAGCACCAAGTTTGATGCCTGTGTCTATGCCGTCTTTGTGACCAATATTGTACGAAGTGTAACCTACACCTATAATACAAATACCAAATATAATGTATTCTGCAATTTCCATGAATGTATAATAGCAAAAAAATAATCAGTTGTCAATCTGATAAATACAGTTATGCCTAAAATTAGTTTATGGAATCCGGTCAAAAGAAACGACTATAAGTTTGTCGGCGGTATCGTAGCGGAGAATATTTATGCTGGTGGTACTGGGGTAAATGTACACAAATATCTTGGTGTTCACGATCAAGGGGACACAAAGGACTTTACACAACCTCAGCAGGATAACAGTTACGACTCAGACGGCGATCAAAAAACTGGTGAAACATTCATACAGGATGTATTATTTTTAGAAAATAGAGACAGAAAGTATGATGATGACATATATGAACTCAGAGGAACATATACTGTAAGTGATTCAGACTTTGATTTAACACAATTTGGTATGTTCTTACAAAATGACACATTGTTCATCAATTTTCACATTGACACAATGGTATCAACATTAGGCAGAAAACTTATGGCAGGCGATGTTATAGAATTACCTCATATGAGAGATGATTTATTACTCGATGAACGCAAAGATGCCATAAACAGATTTTATGTAATTACAGATGCAAGTAGGCCTTCAGAAGGATTTGATCCAAATTGGTGGCCTCATATGTGGAGATGTAAATTAGGTCCAATAAGCGACAGTCAAGAATACAGAGATATTATTGGCTATGGTGATGAAGAAGACGATTTACGAAATATCATCAGTACATACAAAGATGAAATTGATATTTCAGATGCTATTATAAAACAAGCAGAAAATAATGTTCCACAGGATCCTTATTATGCCGCAGGTACTCATTTATTTGTGGATGAAACTGCCAAAGGCAAACCATTTATAGGAACTGTTGAAGGTGCACCAAATGGTGCTACACTATTGGGTAGTGGAATAACATTTCCATTAGCCGCAGTTGATGGTGATTATTTCTTAAGAACAGACTTTTCACCTAGTAGGATATTTAAGAAATCAGGTAATCGCTGGGTGAAAGTTGCAGATGACAGTAAGAGAGTGTTCTCTAGTGCAAACAGAATCCTCGATGGCTTTATAAATAACACGACAGAGACAACAAACACAGATGGTACTGTAACTAATGAAAGAACAAACCTAAGTAAAGTTGTTAAACCTAAGACGGACAATTAAATATGCAGTACTGGTATGATGAACAAATTAGAAGATATATTCTACAATTTATTAGAATATTTCATGCATTCAAAGTCAAAGAAGGTAGTAGAGACGGCGAAGACGAAAGATATAATACTGTGCCTATAAGATATGCAGATCCAAGTAGAATGGTTTCGCATATACTTAGACAAAATTCAGAAAATGTTATTAACAGCACACCTTTTATAGGTGTGAGTATCCAAAGTTTACAAATTGCCAGAGATAGGACACAAGATCCTTTCTTTACAGATACCAAAAGTATAACAGAGCGTAAATTTAACGAAGATACACAAAGTTATGAAAGTACGCAAGGCAACCAATATACTATTAACAGGTATATGCCAGTACCTTACAACTTAACAATGCAAGTTGATATATGGACACCTAATACTGATACAAAATTACAATTAATGGAACAGATATTAGTTCTATTTAATCCAACAATACAGTTACAACAAAATTCTAATCCGTTTGATTGGACCTCAATTGTTGAAGTCGAATTAACAGATATACAGTTTACTAATAGAAGTATTCCGGCAGGAGTAGATGAGCAAATTGATGTAACAACATTAACATTTATATTGCCTATATGGATTAATCCTCCTGCAAAAGTTAAAAGACAGAGTATTATACATGAGATTCACAGTAATATAATAACTGATTTTGGTGGACAATCATTAAGCGAAATTGGATATGATGAAGACATAGCAGACTTCTTTAGAAGTTTTGATATACAATCACGTTTAATTGTTTCGCCAGGTAATTACAAAGTTAGTATATTGGGCAACTCTGCAACTTTATATGACTCAGGAGGTATAGAGACTAAGAGTTGGTCTGATTTACTAGCATTGTATGACAAGGAATTAAAAGATAACACCAGTATTTTAAAATTAAAAATCACTAATGATATGGAGGATGACTCACAGGATATTGCAGGTACTATTGCAAAACATCCATCAGATGATAGTCAACTTATATTTAATTTGGATACTGACACATTGCCTGCTTCTACAATAGGCAATATTGATAAAATTATTAACCCTCATAGTAATGTACCAGGCGATGGTACAATACCAAACCTTGTAATTGGACAACGATATTTAATAACAGAAGATCTTTCCAAAGCAGGTTATCCAGAGTGGAATGTTGATGCATCAGAAAACGATATTATTGAATTTGATGGTGCAAAGTGGACAGTATCATATGATGCAAGTGCCAACTTTGGTACTACAGCAATTACGAAGAACTTAAATACAAGTAAAGTATACAAATGGACAGGAACACAATGGCTGAGCATATACGAGGGAGAATACAATCCGGGATATTGGACTCTAGTCCTGTAGAACCTTTCACAGGTGTTATAGGGGTAGGCACATTATTTCTTGCTCTTGATACCAACCGTGTACTTTTACAATTCAGAAACAGCGACAAACGACATAAACACACTTGGGGATTTTGGGGAGGACTTGTTGAAAAAGGCGAGTCTCCATATGAAGCCTTAACACGTGAACTTGATGAGGAATTAGGATTAGTTCCAGATATTAATAAACTAAATCCTATTGATGTTTATCAAAGCAAAGACAAGAACTTTATGTATTACAGTTTTGTTGCAGTCATAGAACACGAATTTATGCCAAATTTAAATGGTGAAAGTTGTGGGTATGCTTGGGTAGACATCGGTACATGGCCAAAGCCATTACACGAGGGTGCCAGAGCAACCTTAAGTTACAATAAAGGTAACGAAAAACTTAATACTATATTAAATTTACATAAATGTCAGATATAATAGATTTTAAAAAGATAAGATTAGAGAACTTACTAATAAAGTTTGCAAAGTCTAACGAAATACCGCCCGAATTTATTGACGGCCGTATGAATCCTGATGATTTATTTAATGTTTATAATGAATCGTTATCTGAATATCACCTAAAACTATTAAGTAAACTAAGACGCATACTAGCAAGTAGAATGCGTAAAAGTCAAAAAAACATATATGAATCATTTATGGAAGAATACTTGTACTTTTATAAGCATCAATGTACCAAAGAAGACAAGTGGAGATTTCCTGTTGTAAGTTCTAAATACAGAGATAATTTAAATCCTATCAGAGCATTATATTATGAATTACTCAATATAATGAACAGTTATAATCCTGAAAGTGAAGCACATGCTTTTGTACTTGATTTATTCAAAGATGCCGAGTGGCGTAACTCTATTATAAATTGTGTTGCAAAAGACATAACAGCAATAGATACCATAACATCAACCTATCATTATCCATTAGAAAAAATAGGTGAAAAGCCTTTTGAATTTTTTTATCTTGTTGAACTAAAGAAGGATCTTATTACTGCTAGAAGTGTGTTCCGTTCTATGGGACACTGGTCACCAGACGAATAATTACTTGTAAAGTTTTCTTATTTCGCCGTCAAATAATGGGGCGTACATTTTTACAGGATCTACTTTACCTTTAACAGTAACTTCTCCTATATTACCAAATGCTATGTTAGGGCATTCCATATAAGTATATTCAGAAACAATAATTGGTGTGTCTTCTGCTCTTGTTTGTGCTTCTAATCTAGCACCTAAGTTTACAGCATCGCCTACAACACTATAATCTAATCTAGTTTCAGCACCCATGTTGCCGACAATACATGTACCTGTGTTTACACCTGTACCAAATTTTACTCTTGGCAAGCCACGTTCTTCCATTTCTTTTTCTAATTCGTCACCTAATAGTTCAATCTCTATTGCTGTTTTAACGGCCATCTCAGCATGATTCTCACATGGTAGTGGTGCATTCCAAAATGCCATTATACAGTCACCCATGAACTTGTCTATTGTGCCACCGTTCTTTAAAACTATCTTAGTCATTTTATCTAAGAAACTGTTTATTAGTTCTACTAGTCCTTCTGGGTCATCTGCTTTCATATACTTTTCTGATATGGGTGTAAAGCCGACTATGTCAGCAAACATAAAACTCATTTCTTTTCTTTCGCCACCTAGTTTCATTAGACTAGGATCTTTAACTAACATATCAACATAGTCCGGGGATATATAAGTACCAAACTGTCCTTTGATTTGTTGACGTAATTTGTATTGTTTATAGAAGTTATTAAATGCTGATTGTGTAAACACTAAAAATCCACTTAACACAGGAAAAGTTGCATCTACTAATTGTAATTTATTTTGATATAACCACACACTACCATATGCTTCTCCACCTAAAATTAGCAGTGATATCGGTGCTGTCCACAGCAACGGTAACTTATACACCGCTAAGGCTATTAAAATCATACCACACAACGCACACAGAAGTTCTATAAGCGACGATAACTGGCTCCGCTGTATATTTGATCCATCTATAAAGTTCTGTAGCATGTGTGCTTGTATATGCTGTGGATACATGTTGCCTCTTGGAGTAGGTACAGGGTTAGCAATACCTTCTGCTGTAACACCTACTATAACAAACTTTCCACCCATATTAGGTAAACTGTTTATGTCCGTATATTCTACTTCTTCAAACGTATTATTGTAACGTATATATGCATCGCCTTTTGGCAATGTTACTATAGGATCAAAAGGCGGAACTGCAAATTCGTTTATGCCTATCTCTGTTGTTTTAATCATGTAACTGGGTTTGCCTGTTTGTACTCGTAACATTTCTATAGCAAACGAGGGATATATTTTTCCCTCTACTCCTATTGCTAATGGATACGTTCTTGTAACAAAATCAGGTTGTGGTGCTGATGCATTTACGCCTATGCCAAGTGCTTCTGCTTCTAGTTCAGGTATGTTTGTTACTAAATTTGGCCAAGTTAGGAGAAAGTCCTGTGCTGTTGTAGGACCGATTACTCCAGTGCCAATATGAGGTCCTGTGGTCTTAATTCCTCTTGTGCTTGGTGTCTGAGATAACACTATTCCGTTACCCTTTATCCATGAAGCAAAAACTTCGTCTCCTCCAAATCTATCTGCTTCAGGAAACATAAGAGTGAAGCCTACTATGCCTTGATTCTTTTGTCTAATATCATATATGAGTTGAGCGTATGTAGTTCTAGGAAAAGGATACTGCCCTAATGTTTCTAGACTTTTTTCGCCTATGTTAATAATAACAACTTCGTTGCTTTGTTTAATTTCGTCTAGTTTTTGATATGCATCAAATGTTTGATTTCTTAAATTCTGTATTGGTGTAGGATCAACTACTTGGAGTGCTGTAAGTAATAATATAGATACTATTACAGCATAACCACTATAAACCCATTTCATTCTTTTGGATATCCTTCGTACCATTCTTTGATAGTATTGACTCTTACATCACGCCATGCTTTTTTATCTAATGCATACATAATAATTGTATCACTAGTAGTATCGTATTTTTTTATATCAATACTTTGTTTATGTATTTCTTGATTAAGAGTACACGGCATAGTTCGAATTTCTTTTGTGTCTATCTTTTCAAATACTACTGTTACTACTCCTTGCCTAAGAGCATCTATAATTTTGTTTGAATCCATCAATCTACAAATGCCCTTTCTAACATAAAGTCGCCCATTTCGCCTGTATTACCTTCTTGCCAATTTAGTGTTTTAAACAAAGTACGACATTCCTTATTCATACCTGGAGAACCGCACACCATTATGCCGTCTCTTTCTTTGAGGAAGCCACCTGATAAAAATTCTTCAACATATTGCCAAAAGCGACCAGTTCTACCATAGTCTTCTCTAGTTACAGTTGGTATGTAAGTAAAAGGTAAATCTTCTTCTATACTATTTAGCGATTCTATGTATGCTAATTCGTTTACATTTCTTACTGTGTGAAACAAATATACTTTTTTAAATCTGCTGTATGTATCAGGGTCGTTGACAATACTAACAAATGGTGCTACTCCAGTGCCAGTTGCTAATAATACTAAATTATCTTTAGGGGTCAAATAATCACATACCAAACTGCCTGTGACTTTTGGATTAATTAATATTTCATCACCAATTTGTAAATTCTTTAATTTGCTTGTTAGCGGACCATCTGGTACTATAATACTTAGAAACTCTAAATGGTCATCATAGTTTGTGCTTACAATACTGTATGCTCTCATTGTTTTCTTAGGTAGAGGACTGCCTTTTACAGTTGTGTCTACATCTAAACCAATCATAGCAAATTCACCATTTTTAAAACGGAATGTTTTATCGCGTGTGGTTTTAAAACTAAACAGCCTATCTGAGTAGTGTTTGATTTCTATTACTTTTTCTTTTAACACAGATATATTTATTGCTATCTTATTTTATTACAACTGTCTTTGGCTTGATTAAGTAACCTAAAGTTATTTGCAACTACTATAGAATATAACATATTAGTATCGTTTAGTTCCTCTGGTGACACAGTTTTATAATAATCGTTATACAATAAGCCAGGCAGAAGCAATACACTTTTTGTTAAAACTATTCTTGTGTTACTTGGATGTTCTGTATACAGTGGATTTACTTCTTTTACACAATCATACTTTACTGCCCGTGATGTTGAGTAAGCATCTAATACTTGAAATGTCCAAAATACTGCCCATTGCTTTGGCGTTGCTTTTTGTTGTATTTCAAATTTTGGTATCAGTGATGGTAGGGGTCTACATTCTACTGGATTGTTATCGCAATAGTTGTAGTCTAGTGGGGGATTATAAGTAAGGTCTAAAACACGATCCTCTGCTATTGCTAACAGAGGAAGTGTTAATAAAATTAAAAGTAACTTACTCACATTCTTTTGGATTTTTGGAACAGTACTCCATTAGTTTTTGATATAACTTAATCTGGCGTATAAACTCCTGTATCTCCTCATCTGAATATTGCTCATCCTCTTCTGAGGGTAAGTCTTCTTTTTTATTTCCTAAATTAAATTTAGGAATTTTAAAGAATGAGCGTTTTACTTTTTTGGTTCTTCTTTTGGTTCTTCTTTTTGTACTGCATCAGTAGATTCGTCAACAACTGTAGCGACTGTTTCGACTGTACCAGCAACTAAGTCTCCAGCAGTTTGACCAACACCGACAACAAGTTCTGCACCTGCTTGTCCGATTCTTGATCCTTCGTCTACTACTGTTGTAACTACATTGCTTGTAGTTCCTAGAACAACATCAACTGTTCCAGCAACACCTTGTTGTACGCCATCGGAAATAGCACCAACAGTGGCGCAACCTTGTGCGAACATTACAAAAAATATACCAAAGAACACGTTTTTTAATTCTTTCATTTATTTTCTCCTTATATATAAGATTGTTATAAAACCATCTGTTATTATAACAGTATATATTTATCTAAAATTTAGATGCCGCAACTGTTAAACAGAGTTTTACCTGACAAACTGTTTTCATCGTGTAAAAATAGTTCATACGTCAATAAGTCTTTGGTGTGCTGATTATTGGAGGTGTGTATTAAATGTAATATTTGATTTCTGTTGTCTTCTTCTATTCTAACTACTAGTTCACACCAATGCCAAAATACCACAAATGTAAGTGGTATAAACACAACTTTTATTACAAACACTGGAAAGAAGTATGCAAATATTAAAAAGTGTATACCTATAACAGATAGGGAATATATTCTAAGACTGTTTAACCATTTTGTAACCATAAGTGTTTATGAATTAGGACTACCAATGCCTAATTGTTCCAAGTATGCGTTGCTGTGCCAATATGTGTCTAACACAATATCAGTCACAAGAGCAATTAATACTAATGTTAGTATTACAGATAGATATAGATTTATACCGGCTGATATTTTTAGCCACTTGATCATATGTTTCATTACGAATATTATAGCAAATATTTAAAAGTTTGTCAACCGACTAGTTACCTTGTGTTACTGATACCGAACAGCCACCTACTGTTGCACAGGTTTGGCTGAG